ATGCGAAAAATAATTACTCATTTCAAAGTTGTTTTAACGTTACTTCTACCAGTAACCGTATCTGCCCAGCAGATACAGTGGCAATCCTGTATGGCCAGTCAATTCAACCACTGGTTTGGTGAGAAAAAACCGTCTCCTGACTTACTATGTGGTTATTTGTCTGTTCCATTAAAATATACAGACACAGGCGGAGATGCTTCTTATGAAAAAAAATCACAAGTCAAACTAGCGTTGACAAAATTGCCGGCAAAAAGCAAGCATAAAGGAAGTATCCTGATAATAAGTGGTGGTCCCGGGTTACCAGGCATAAATCCTTATATTAACTTTGACTGGCCAGTCACAAATCTTCGTGAGTCATGGGATATTATTGGATTTGATCCTCGAGGCGTCGGACAGTCCACTCCGACAATAAACTGCCGGCAATCAGATACAGAGACTCAGGAAAACATAACCGAAAAGCAACAAGTATTAAATAAAATTAATGCCTGTATCCATAATACCGGAGCCGAAGTCATTCGCCATATCGGCTCTAACGAGGCTGTATACGATATTGATCGTATTAGGCAAGCCTTGGGGGATAAACAACTGACAGCCGTGGCGTATTCGTATGGAACTCAAATTGCAGCCTTATATGCAGAACGTTTTCCCTACAACGTAAGATCTATCGTTCTTGATGGAGTCGTCGATATCGATGACCTGGAGGACAACTTCACATGGCAACTCAAACAGGCACAGAGTTATCAGGAAACGTTTGATCGCTTTGCATCCTGGTGTGCGCGTACAAAAAGTTGCCCGCTTTCTTCAGACAGAGATAAGGCAATAACTCAGTTCCATGAGCTATTATCAAAATTACATCACAAACCTTTATTAGACAGTAAGAGAGAAAATATATCTTCAGATGAACTCATATCATTAACAACAGACCTTCTGCTATGGCGTTCATCATGGCCAACCCTTGCAACTGCCATACGCCAGTTCTCTCAGGGGATTGTCAGTAATGAAATTGAAACTGCGCTCAGTGCTCCGATAGCCTCAGAAGAGTCAAGCGATGCTTCGGGGGTAATCCTCTGTGTAGATCAGGGGGATGAGCAATTAACACCAGAAGAGCGAAAATCCCGAAAAGACGCTCTTGCGAATGCCTTCCCGGCTATTAACTTTGATAATGGACGTTCCGATTCACCTGATTTTTGTGAATTATGGCCAATACATAGCGACCTGAACAAAACTCGCCTGAAAAATACTGTTCTGCCCTCTGGTTTACTGTTTGTAGCACACAAATACGACCCAACAACGCCCTGGATTAATGCCCGTAAGATGGCAGAGAAATTTTCCAGCCCGTTACTAACAATAAATGGTGATGGGCATACATTAGCTCTCACCGGAGTTAATTTATGTGTAGATAAAGCAGTTGTACATCACCTGATCACTCCACAAAAAATAGAAAATATATACTGCCCAGGAAATTCTGAAGCAGAAATACAATAATTTCAAAATATTCCGCTATTTGCTCCCAATGCAAAACATATATTGCATTGGGAGCATATTCATATTTTTGTTATTATTGTATGAAATCGTCTCATGTACACGGTCCTTTTTTCGCCGAAAACTGATATTACTTTAATCAAAAGTTGACGTGCCAGATTCGAAGTAAATTTATAAAATATCAAATCAATATACATTTTGCACCTTCGAGATAGTAATGACTGTTACTGTAACATGAGTTACAAACAGCTTCATACCCAGAGCTACTGATGTATCAACTCGATTCAACAATACCCGATATTTATTCCATGCCTCCAGCAACGATCTTTCTTCCTCCGTTGCGATTTCCAGATCTACAGCATCCTGCAGTGGCGCAATATACTCACTGAATTCCTGGATGTAGAACTGTGTGGTGACGGTCTTCCAGCCATTCGGCTCCTGTTGTACCCGACCTTTTGAAGCCAGATTAACTGATGATACTGCTGTTCCACCTGACGGTAACGCCCCGATCTCTGATGCCGTTGGCTTATTTCTGGAGTTATAGTCCCTTCGCCAGCCAGGTGAATAATCTGTTCCGTGATTAATATAGGTAAACTGGGCGTTAGTTGTTCCACCACCAGTGGAGGTGGTCGGTGTGGTAATGCGGATCGTCATCGCTGACTTTATCCCCATTACTTCAATGACAGCTCCGGCGAGATGAATATTACCGCAGTCAGTATCAGTAATGATTTTATTATTGCCATAAGACCAGGAACCCTTGCACATCCAGTAGGGATGGTTAAATGCTCCCTGAGAATCCAGCCACTCGATAAACTGTGCAGTCGTCCAGTTTCCTGTTGTTGTGCTTACTGACCCACCGAAGGCACGGCAGGCACCAATATTTTTCGTAAAGGTGTCTTTGCCAGGGATATCCGCACCGTTCTGATCTTTCTGCAGACGTTTCTCAGCATTGTCATAGGCTGTTTTTACTGCCTTTGGTGTCGCGGCAAGCGTTTCAGATGTGCTGTTGGTCGCGCTGCTTAGCTGGATTATCCCTTTCTGTGCTGTCGTTGCATCCTGTGCGGTGTATTTCCCGTTAGCCAGGTCATACGCGGCCTTAACGGCTTTTGGCGTTGCCGCCTGTGACTCGGAAGTGCTGTTGGTCGCACTGCTGAGCTGTACTATCCCCTTTTTCGTCGTGCTCGCATCCTCAAGCGCCACGGCGGATGCAATATCCTCTGCCCGTTTTGCCGCTGTCTCGGCGCGCGTTGCCGCGGATTCCGCCGTACTTTTGCTCTGTGCTGCCGCCGTCGCACTGCCAGCTGCCTCTGTCGCCTTCGTGGATGCTGTCGTGGCGCTGCCCTTCGCTGCGGACGCTTGTCTGGTCGCCTCATCTTTTGAAGCAGACGCAGATGATGCCGATGACGCCGCCGAACTGGCGGACGATGCGGCAGCCGTTTTTGAGGATTCTGCGCTGGTTTCCGACGCTTTCGCGTTCGTCTCGGATGTCTTCGCTGCGGAAGCAGACCTCGCTGCTGTGCTGGCCTGTACAGCGGCTTCGCCAGCCTTCGTTGTGGCTGTTGAAGCGGACGATGCAGCACTTTCTGCCGATTTTCCGGCGGCGGTGGCACTGGCTGAGGCCTGCCCGGCACTTGTTGACGCGGCACTGGCAGATGATGCAGCCGCTGTTTTTGAGCCTGCCGCAGCTGAGGCACTCTGTTCCGCTGCCGTTTCAGAGGACTTAGCGTTTGTCTCAGACGTCTTTGCCGCCTTCGCGGAATTTCCTGCCGCCGTTGCCGAGGAAGCGGCACTACTGGCGCTTGATGATGCGTTCGTTTCTGATGATTTTGCCGCCTCTTTTGAGGCCGACGCATCCCGGGCTGAGGAGGCAGCTTCTGACGCTTTCGTGGTCGCGGTGGATGCAGAAGTGGCTGCTGATTGTTGTGACGCTGCCGCATTCGTTTCTGACGTTTTCGCCGCATCGGCACTGGTAGCCGCCGCGCTTTTTGAGGACTCTGCAGCGGCAGCACTTTTTGATGCCTCAGAGGCTTTTGCTGATGCCGTTCCTGCGCTGGAAAAAGCCTCCTGAGCCGACGTCGCGGCCTGTCCGGCTGACGTGCTGGCTGCGCGTGCTGAGTCTGCAGCATCAGTCGCATGGGTTGTTGCTGTATGCCGGCTTAAACGTTCCGTCCCAGATACCGCTGTATTGCCGCGTCTGCGGGTTATAGTTCGACGGCACCTGCAGAATGCGCCCGCGAAGATGATAATTACGGCTCACCTGCTGGCTGCCGAACTGCTCCGAGTCCACCTGCACGCCGACCAGTGCCGTGTTCGGGTAGCACTGTTTCACATCGATGATTTCGGTGTATGACGACCAGAGCGTTTTGTTCTGCAGCTGGTCTGTGGTGCTGTCCGGCGTCATCCTGCGCATCCGGATGTTGAACGGGCGCGGCGGCAGGTTATCCACCACCACCGAGGCCAGATACTGCGAGGTGGTTTTGCCTTTAATGGTGATGTCTTTTTCCGTCACCCAGCCACCGTTACGCTGTATCTGAACCAGCAGGCGGACTTCCGACGGATTCCGGTCCCCCTTTGAGGTGGTTTCCACCAGTGCCTGCACACCGAAGGTAAAGCGCAGACGGTCGATGTTTGCAGACGTGATGGTCCGGGTATCAGTTCATCCAGCGCGGCTGCTTTGTTCATGGCTTTGATGATATCCCGTTTCAGGAAATCAACATGTCGGTTTTCCAGTTCCGGAAAACGCCGCTGCACCGACAGGGGGATCCCGTCGAGAATACTGGCAATTTCACCTGCGATCCGCGACAGCACGAAAGTACAGAATGCGGTTTCCACCACTTCAGCTGAGTCTCTGGCATTCTTCAGTTCCTGTGCGTCGGCCTGCGCACGCGTAAGTCGATGGCGTTCGTACTCAATAGTCCCTGGCTGGAGATCTGCCTCGCTGGCCTGGCGCAGTTCTTCAACCTCCCGGCGCAGCTTTTCGTTCTCAATTTCAGCATCCCTTTCGGCATACCATTTTATAACGGCGGCAGAGTCATAAAGCACCTCATTACCCTTGCCACCGCCTCGCAGAACGGGCATTCCCTGTTCCTGCCAGTTCTGAATGGTACGGATACTCGCACCGAAAATGTCAGCCAGCTGCTTTTTGTTGACTTCCATTGTTCATTCCACGGCCAAAAACAGAGAAAGGAAACGACAAAGGCCCAAAAGTTCGTTTTCAGCACCTGTCGTTTCCTTTCTTTTTAGGGGGTATTTTAAATAAAAACATTAAGTTACGACGAAGAAGAACGGAAACGCCTTAAACCGGAAAATTTTCATAAATAGCGAAAACCCGCGAGGTCGCCGCCCCGTAACCTGTCGGATCACCGGAAAGGACCCGTAAAGTGATAATGATTATCATCTACATATCACAACGTGCGTGGAGGCCATCAAACCACGTCAAATAATCAATTATGACGCAGGTATCGTATTAATTGATCTGCATCAACTTAACGTAAAAACAACTTCAGACAATACAAATCAGCGACACTGAATACGGGGCAACCTCATGTCAACGAAGAACAGAACCCGCAGAACAACAACCCGCAACATCCGCTTTCCTAACCAAATGATTGAACAAATTAACATCGCTCTTGAGCAAAAAGGGTCCGGGAATTTCTCAGCCTGGGTCATTGAAGCCTGCCGTCGGAGACTAACGTCAGAAAAGAGAGCATATACATCAATTAAAAGTGATGAAGAATGAACATCCCGCGTTCTTCCCTCCGAACAGGACGATATTGTAAATTCACTTAATTACGAGGGCATTGCAGTAATTGAGTTGCAGTTTTACCACTTTCCTGACAGTGACAGACTGCGTGTTGGCTCTGTCACAGGCTAAATAGTTTGAATGATTAGCAGTTATGGTGATCAGTCAACCACCAGGGAATAATCCTTCATATTATTATCGTGCTTCACCAACGCTGCCTCAATTGCTCTGAATGCTTCCAGAGACACCTTATGTTCTATACATGCAATTACAACATCAGGGTAACTCATAGAAATGGTGCTATTAAGCATATTTTTTACACGAATCAGATCCACGGAGGGATCATCAGCAGATTGTTCTTTATTCATTTTGTCGCTCCATGCGCTTGCTCTTCATCTAGCGGTTAAAATATTACTTCAAATCTTTCTGTATGAAGATTTGAGCACGTTGGCCTTACATACATCTGTCGGTTGTATTTCCCTCCAGAATGCCAGCAGGACCGCACTTTGTTACGCAACCAATACTATTAAGTGAAAACATTCCTAATATTTGACATAAATCATCAACAAAACACAAAGAGGTCAGACCAGATTGAAACGATAAAAACGATAATGCAAACTACGCGCCCTCGTATCACATGGAAGGTTTTACCAATGGCTCAGGTTGCCATTTTTAAAGAAATATTCGATCAAGTGCGAAAAGATTTAAACTGTGAATTGTTTTATTCTGAACTAAAACGTCACAACGTCTCACATTATATTTACTATCTAGCCACAGATAATATTCACATCGTGTTAGAAAACGATAACACTGTGTTAATAAAAGGACTTAAAAAGGTTGTAAATGTTAAATTCTCAAGAAACACGCATCTTATAGAAACGTCCTATGATAGGTTGAAATCAAGAGAAATCACATTTCAGCAATACAGGGAAAATCTTGCTAAAGCAGGAGTTTTCCGATGGGTTACAAATATCCATGAACATAAAAGATATTACTATACCTTTGATAATTCATTACTATTTACTGAGAGCATTCAGAACACTACACAAATCTTTCCACGCTAAATCATAACGTCCGGTTTCTTCCGTGTCAGCACCGGGGCGTTGGCATAATGCAATACGTGTACGCGCTAAACCCTGTGTGCATCGTTTTTAATTATTCCCGGACACTCCCGCAGAGAAGTTCCCCGTCAGGGCTGTGGACATAGTTAATCCGGGAATACAATGACGATTCATCGCACCTGACATACATTAATAAATATTAACAATATGAAATTTCAACTCATTGTTTAGGGTTTGTTTAATTTTCTACACATACGATTCTGCGAACTTCAAAAAGCATCGGGAATAACACCATGAAAAAAATGCTACTCGCTACTGCGCTGGCCCTGCTTATTACAGGATGTGCTCAACAGACGTTTACTGTTCAAAACAAACCGGCAGCAGTAGCACCAAAGGAAACCATCACTCATCATTTCTTCGTTTCTGGAATTGGGCAGAAGAAAACTGTCGATGCAGCCAAAATTTGTGGCGGCGCAGAAAATGTTGTTAAAACAGAAACCCAGCAAACATTCGTAAATGGATTGCTCGGTTTTATTACTTTAGGCATTTATACTCCGCTGGAAGCGCGTGTGTATTGCTCACAATAATTGCATGAGTTGCCCATCGATATGGGCAACTCTATCTGCACTGCTCATTAATATACTTCTGGGTTCCTTCCAGTTGTTTTTGCATAGTGATCAGCCTCTCTCTGAGGGTGAAATAATCCCGTTCAGCGGTGTCTGCCAGTCGGGGGGAGGCTGCATTATCCACGCCGGAGGCGGTGGTGGCTTCACGCACTGACTGACAGACTGCTTTGATGTGCAACCGACGACGACCAGCGGCAACATCATCACGCAGAGCATCATTTTCAGCTTTCGCATCAGCTAACTCCTTCGTGTATTTTGCATCGAGCGCAGCAACATCACGCTGACGCATCTGCATGTCAGTAATTGCCGCGTTCGCCAGCTTCAGTTCTCTGACATTTTTGTCGCGCTGGGCTTTGTAGGTAATGGCGTTATCACGGTAATGATTAACAGCCCATGACAGGCAGACGATGATGCAGATAACCAGAGCGGAGATAATCGCGGTTACTCTGTTCATTGCTGACCCCACAAACAGATTTCACGCTCAATCTCACGACGAGTCATGAGACCTTTCCATTGCTTACCGCCAGCATATGTCCAGCGACGTAGCTGATCACATGCGCCTTTGATATCGCCCTGGTTTATTTTGCGAAGAAGCGTCGATGTTCTGAAATTGCCAGCACCCACGTTGTAAACGAATGAGTAAAGAGCGCCGCGCGTTGTTTCCGGTATATCGACTTTGATGTACGGGTTAATTTGTCTGGCGACAGTGGCAAGGTCTTTATTCAAGAGTGCTTTGCATTCTGCTTTGGTATACGTTTTACCGAGCATGATGTCTTTTCCTGTATGCCCGTGACATACAGTCCATACACCAACAATATCTTTATATGGTATGTAGCTGACACCTTCCAGACCATCGTCACCACTCGGACCAGTGATGAGCACAGACGCTATGGCAACAGCCCCACCACCAATAGCAGCTGCTACAGCCTTGCGTAATGATGGCGACATTATTCACCTCTCGCAGCCTTACGCTTATCTTCTTTAATCTTGAAATAAAGGTTTGTCAGGTACGTCAGCAGGCCAAATACCAGGCTACCCAGCACTCCAATTGCCGCCCACTGTGAGGGCGTGACTTTATCTAGCAGCTGTAAAAACCAGTACCCGGCACTACCTGCTGAGGTGCCATAGGCGACACCCGTTGTTAACTTATCCATGGATTTCATAACCCCACCTCGCAGACAAAGCGGGTGTAAATTGAGGGAATACTACGAAACGTAACAGACTCGGAGTCAGTGAATAACTCAGGTATTGGGTTATCAGCTAATATCGAGACTCAAAAAATGGAAAAACCCGCTCGACGGCGGGTTTAAGCTGTGTGACGAAGTAACCACTCTTAACAGCATAACCAATTTTTTACGTACGTAAACCACTAAATGATATTTGCGAGAATGCTACCGAGTATTGAAAACACCACTACAAATACATAAGCAAATCTCAACAAATAACCAACAAATAATTTCCAGTGTTATTTTTAGCCGATTTAAATTGAACCTTCAAATTATAGAGCACTTATAAATAACAGCCGTTAATATAAATTGGCTAATAGATTTATTTTTATTCAGCCAAGAGCTATAAATAGGATTCGATAGAAAAAAGTTCAGATAAAAATAGAGATCTACTTCACAAATCAAACGAGAAACCAAAACTTACATCTTGAAATAATCACATTGATTAGATGAATATTTATCGCGCAGTGACATCATTTTTTAATAATAGTTCAAAAAAAAGGGCTCACGATGAAAAAATTAACAGTGGCAATTTCTGCTGTAGCTGCATCAGTACTGATGGCGATGTCTGCTCAGGCAGCTGAAATTTATAATAAAGACAGTAACAAGCTGGATCTGTACGGGAAAGTTAATGCTAAGCACTACTTCTCCTCTAATGATGCAGATGATGGTGATACTACTTATGCCCGTCTTGGCTTCAAAGGTGAAACCCAAATCAACGATCAGCTGACTGGTTTCGGTCAGTGGGAATATGAATTCAAAGGCAACCGCGCTGAATCTCAAGGTTCCTCCAAAGACAAAACCCGTCTTGCATTTGCAGGCCTGAAATTCGGTGACTACGGCTCAATCGATTACGGCCGTAACTACGGTGTAGCATACGACATCGGTGCGTGGACTGACGTTCTGCCAGAATTCGGTGGCGATACCTGGACCCAAACAGATGTGTTCATGACTGGTCGTACCACTGGTGTTGCAACCTATCGTAACAACGACTTCTTTGGTCTGGTTGATGGTCTGAACTTTGCTGCTCAGTACCAAGGCAAAAACGATCGTAGCGATTTCGATAACTACACTGAAGGTAACGGTGATGGCTTCGGTTTCTCTGCTACCTATGAATACGAAGGATTCGGTATCGGTGCAACTTATGCGAAATCTGATCGTACCGACACTCAAGTTAATGCAGGGAAAGTTCTTCCTGAAGTATTTGCTTCCGGTAAAAATGCAGAAGTTTGGGCCGCAGGTCTGAAATATGACGCTAACAACATTTACCTGGCCACTACCTATTCTGAAACCCAGAATATGACTGTATTTGCTGATCACTTCGTTGCTAATAAAGCTCAAAACTTCGAAGCTGTTGCACAATATCAGTTCGATTTCGGTCTGCGTCCGTCCGTTGCTTACCTGCAATCTAAAGGTAAGGATCTTGGAGTATGGGGCGATCAGGACTTAGTCAAATATGTTGATGTAGGTGCAACCTATTACTTCAACAAAAATATGTCTACTTTCGTTGATTACAAAATCAACCTGCTTGACAAAAATGACTTCACTAAAGCACTCGGTGTAAGCACTGATGACATCGTTGCTGTAGGTCTGGTTTACCAGTTCTAATCTGATTACGAAAAAGATATGTTGCGGGAGGCTTTGCCTCCCCAACATATAAGTGGCTCCCTCAAGCCACTTCCTTTAGGAGCACAACCTTGCTTCTAACTATATAAACCTTCTGTTATATATTACCCTTTATTTTTGGGGGCGTTGCAACGCCCCATTTTTAATAACTTTTAGTAAACAACTGGCATATTAATTAGAGTTATTAACAACGATATCCATCTCTAACCGGATATCTAATGCCATTAACATCCCTTCAATTATACCCTCAGCCTTCTGTAACCTTTTCCCGATATAACCATCAGAGCAGCAATGCTTACCTGCCAGTGACATGAATGTCATACCGACTACATAATAATCTACTAATAAATCGTGCAAATCGCTGTTGTTCTTTTTCAGACGGGCCATGCACCCGCAAATGATCATCGCGTCATCGTCACAACATTGCGGGCGAGATTTTACTTTTGAAGTAATTAATCCCTTAAAACCGGCGGCAATGGACGACCAGGTCACATCTTCATGATTATTAGCCGCCCACGCTCCCCAACGCTCAAGAACCATCTGAATATCACGCATCAACTTACTCCACAAAAATCAGACCAGAACGCCAATTACAAGCAAAAATCAACAAAATAGTATTAGTTGATTGTTATCTCTGACTTCATACTCCTGCTCCTGTCAGGGTTTTGGCGTAATTCTTCAGTATCCGGTACCTGCGGCTTTTCGTCGTACTGTTCCGGCATGTTGTTGGCGATCCGACGCATCTGCTCACGGTCAAAGTTAATCATCTGTGCGGCGATGTTTTTCATAAATCCACCCCGTAAATCCAGTCAGTGTTCGTCAGGTCGAGTTTTGATTTGCCGGCTGTCACGCCAGCCTGTTGCTTGTTTCGGTTGATTTCGAGCTGGGTCCACTTGTCGCGGAGTTTGGCCGGACTCAGCACGTTACCGGACCAGAAGTTGTCCTGGCATGCCCAGCGGAACAGCACGCACATGTCGCGGTGGTTACGTCCGTCACGTTCACGCATCAGGCGGATATCGTTAGCCCACCCTGCAAAATTCGGTTTTCTGGCTGAGGGCGCGATGGTCTTCACCATGTCAAACATCCACTCTGCGGCGGTCAGGTCTTCTGCTGTCCCCCACTTGCTGCCGCTCTGAATTGCAGCATCTGGTTTCACCACAGGAAGATCGTTTTCTGGTTGGTCAGAGGATTCGCCAGAATTCTCGGACGAAAAAGGTTTTATATTGTCTTTTGTTAGTTTGTCTTTTGTGTTTACCTGATTCGGGTAAACGCCTTTACCGCCTGTAAAGTGTTGCGTGATCAAATAGGCAAGCATCACAAATGGGTGTTTGTACAT